TCACTATGCGTATCAATGTCTTCTGGATTTTTCTTGTCCAAAGGGATGGCTGGTAATTGTGATATTGTATTTGTGCAGTTATTAAAGAAAACAATTCTAGGCTCCTCTGTAAATTCATCTACCTGCAATCGCCTGTGTATTTCGTTTTTACCTGCTACACGACTACCACGGCTTCTATCTGATGGTCGCCAACGACATCCTTTGCTAATCATTTGCTCTGCAAGAGAGGGACCAGTATCACCACGCTTGTGCCAAAGACTACTATCTAAAACACCATACTTAATGTTACCGTCACCAGCTTCTAAGTCTATTACCATTTCTGCCAAGTCGGTGGCAAGTACTTTACTAACGTACAATTCTCTGTAAACAATAAGTTGTTCATCAGGGGCAACTGCAAACCAAAGAACGCCAGACTTACTCCCGTAACCATAATCGCAAGCCCTAAATTTAACCCAGTTACTAGGTATATCAAAAGGCTCAACAACATGAATATTACGATCAAACTCTGTAAAGGCTGCGCCTTCTTTAATATCCCAATCACCATCTAATAGCTGTCGCCGTTGTTGTTCTGGCATAGACAAGAGCATTGCTTCGTAATCACCCGACTCTGCCAAATAAGGATTGTCTGATAATCTTGCTGGGATAAACCGCCTTTTGAATAAAGGTCTACCAGCTTTTGCATGTCCTGCGGGATAGCGCAGTATTTCCCCTGTTTCAATATCGGTTGCATCAAACGGCCTGTTATATACTGCAGGGTCAATAAACATTTTTTTAACCCAATGATGACCTCTACCGCCGGGGTTAGTCGTAGCCCTCATAAAGATTGGCAAGTCTGGTGCAGTGGACCGTAGACGAGAACGCATGTAATTCCATGCATATGGTGTGGACCATTGTGTTAACTCATCAAACCCTATCCAGCTAAACGCCAGACCCTGATAACGCAAGACATCATCATCTCTATCCAGATATGACATCCACAACCTTGCGCCAGATGGTGCAGTCCACTGCATCTTTCTCTCTGACCACTTTATACCGGGCCAGATTTTTGGGTACAACTCCTGCGACTT